ACCCCTACGTCCAGTCTGAACGCTCATGGAGCGAGTGGCTGACCGAGGCCCTGTGGCAAGTGTTCGTCTATGACCAACTCTGCATCTACCCTCGCTACAACCTCGGGGGAGCCATCATCGGCTTCGACATCATCGACGCTCCGACCATCAAGATTCTGCTCGACAACCGAGGCGACACTCCCCACCCCCCACTTCCTGCCTACCAGCAGGTGCTCTGGGGCTTCCCTCGTGGCGAGTTCGTGGCCTCTCCCGACTCAGACGGTGACTTCTACAACTCACCAGGCAAGTACGGCGAGTTCAAGACCGACCAGATGAGCGTGTTCATCAAGAACCGTCGCACCTGGTCGCCCTACGGCTTCAGCCCAGTCGAGGAATCAATCCCCTCGGCGACGCTCTACCTCGACCGTCAGGCGTGGATGAGGGCTGAGTACCAGTTCGGCTCAATGCCGACGACGTTCATGAAGACGACCAGCCAAGAGCTCAGCCTCGAGAAGTTGTCGGGCTACGAACGAGTGCTGAACGAGCGCCTCACCGGATCTACGGCAGAGCGCCACCGCATCAAGGTCCTCCCTGACGGCTTCGACCCAATCGCCATGCCAACGATGGACGAACGCTTCAAGAGCGACTACGACGAGTTCATCATCAAGCGCATCGCCTCCATCTTCGGCGTGGCTCCCTCGGCTCTCGGAGTCGTGGCCCGTGCCGGCCTCGGTGGTGGCAAGGGTCAGATGGAAGGCGAAGCACAGTCCTCCGAGACGGTCTCGACCCGTCCGATGGAGAACTACATCACCGACATCATCAACAGCCTGTGCCGTCGCTACCTAGACGCAGACCTCAATGTCACCTTCGTCATGCAAGACCGAGCGAACGCTATGGCTGCGAAGGAGCAGGCGCAGGCGAATCAAATCAGCCTGTTCTCGGGGCAGAAGACCCTCAACGACATTCAGGGCGAACTAGGTCAGGCGCTCTACGACATGCCAGAAGCCGACGAACCTTTCATCGTCGCAGGCAACGCCATCCAGTTCCTCAAGGGCCTGCTCGATGTATCGGGCTCCGGCGAGACCATCGGACAGAAAGAGACCCCCAGTGAGCAGTCGTCATCGAGCCCACAAAGCGCAGAAGACGAAGGCGCTCAAGACACGGGTAAAGAAGTCGAGCGTCCGAGCAGCACGCCGGAAACTGACCTAAAGGCGCAAGAGGCTAAAGCCTTCGCCAAGTTCGCCGCTAAGCCTCGCTCCCGAGCCTTCGAGTTCAAGCACCACACGCCGGAAGAGGCCGAAGTCTTGAAAGCGCAGATAAGCGATACCCCAAAAGGACGTTCTCTTACTAAGAAGTCCTACCCGAACCTAGAGCCCATCCGCTCGGCAGTCGCCAAGCACAAGAAGGCTCTAGAGGCGGCGCTGGCGGCATCGGTCACTGGTCTCTCGGAGTTCCTCGACCAGGTGCTCCGCAACGTGCCAGCCTCAGCCAGTCCCGACCTCATCGCAGGCGTGGCACAGGGCGCACTCGGCAACCTGCGCACCAACCCAGAACCGCTTCAGACGGCCCTGCAAGCCCTCTACGAGACCGCAGTTCGTCAGGGTGGGGAATACGCTGGCTCATTCGTTGCAGGGCAAGGAACGGCTCGGCTCTACGCCAACGTCGGCAACCTCGTCAAAGACATCAACCAGACAACCCTGAACCGCATCCGAGAGGAAGTCATTCAGGGCGTGTCCTCGGGGCAGTCAGCGACGGACATCGCAGCTCGTCTGAAGGGCGTAGTGCAGGGGCTCCCTTCGGGGCAACTCGCCAACGCCGTCACTCGGGCTGACGTGATCGCCGCAACCGAAGCCAATCGAGCCTTCAACATCGCCGCCGTCGATGCCTACCAAGCAGGCGGCGCTACTGGCTGGAACTGGGAAACCGAGCCGGATGCCTGCGAAGAGTGTCTGGCGCAAGAAGACCAGAACCCTCACTCGTTCGACGAATCAGCCGACCTACCACTTCATCCGAACTGCATGTGCTACTCAACACGAGAAGACTAAAGGAAACTATGACTGACAAAATCAAGAGCGTCTACTTCGGTGGCCTGACTGCCAAGCGTGGCGAGGATGGCTTCATGTACGTCAAGGGCATCGCCACTGACGACACCCTCGACCTCGACCAGCAAATCTGCGACCCTGCATGGCTCAAGAGCGCCATGCCAGCGTGGATGGGAATAGGCAACATCCGAGAAATGCACCAGAGCAAGGCAGTCGGCAAGGCTACCGAGATGGAGCAGTCCGGCTCAGGCTTCGTGGTCACTGCAAAGGTAGTGGACGAGCAGGCCGCCAAGATGGTCTCTGAGGGTGTCTACACCGGCTTCTCGATTGGCATCAAGGGCGCTCGTGTCGTCAAGGACGAACGTGCTCCTGGTGGTCGAATAATCGACGGGTCTATCGTGGAAATCTCACTCGTGGATCGTCCGGCTAACAGCTCGTGCAGTATCGAAATCGCCAAGTCCATCAAGGGCGAACTAGTGAAAGGGGCCGCCGTGTCCGAAATCAACAAGGCCGAGTCCCCTGCGATGAACGCCGAAGCCATCATGACCGAAGAGCCTGGTGTCACTACCGACGTTCTGAACCACGACACTCCTCAGCCCTGCCAGTCATGCGCCGGCACCGGCAAGAAGTCCAACGTCATGGGCAACACCCAAGAGACGGACTGCGAAGTCTGCGCAGGCACGGGCCACCAGCCCGACGACCGCCTCGAGAACATGGAGCAGCACACGCAGGCGAACCCTCAGGGCCACGACAACCGTGACATGAAGGACGCTGAGCCCGACACCGAAGCAGTCGCCCCCTCACGCCTCAAGACCCTCGCAGGCGAGATTGAGAAGATGCAGCACGACCTCAGCGACCTGAACGCCGTGCGCACCTCGCTCATCAACCTCATGAAGGCTGAGCTCGACGAGATGGCAGCAGGCAACGAGAACAACACCGACGACATCGCCGAACTGCTTCACTCCCTCTGCCAGTTCCTCTGCTGGTGGAATGACGAGTCAGGCGAGAACGAAACACCTCCCCCATTCACCGGCGAAGATGCCGACAACGATGAAGAAATGAGCTACGACATGGCCTACATGGCACTCGGCGTATCAGCCGACCTACTAAAGAACGCAAGCGCAGAATCAGCGACTCCTGAACTCAAGGACGAACTGCGCACCGAGATCGTCAAGGCGCTGGGCCTTGAAGAAGTCATGACGGCGAAGGCTGAATTGAGCGAAGCGAAAGAAGAGATTGCTCTCTTGAAGGCTGCGCTCGACGAAGTGAAGTCAATGGCTGCACCTGGCGGGCCTGCACTCCGTGCAACCCGTGAACAGACCAGCAAGTCAGCAGCAGTCCTCGCAAACGAGGTGGAGGCCATCCGTCTCCGCAACATCGCCTCGCAAGTGAATGACCCTGCACTCCGCAACGCCTACCTCGAGAGCGCCCGTGCTCTTGAGTCCAACTAACAGAAAGAAGATACAGCGATGACCATCGCCGCTCCTTCCCTTGACCAGATGTTTCACGGCCTGCCAGCCGATGAGCAGGTCAAGCGCTTCGAGGCTTACAAGTCAGCCCTTAGCACCGTCCAAGCCCAGACGCTGAACTCCGCTCGCCGTGGCGAGTTGTCGTTCACCCCGACTGTCGGCATCACCAAGTCCGTCTCTGCCGCCTCGAAGATTGAGGAACTGAAGACGGAGATTACTAAGGCAGTCTCGGGCGACCAGCTCGCTGCTGTCGAGTCCTCGCTCGCCGGCCTCGCCGACCTGCAGAAGGACCTCACCCTCACCAGCCCACTGAACTCGACCATCTCGGGTGTCTCGGGTCTCGTGCCCTACAACCTCGACCCTGTTCTGTCGTTGCTCATCCCGAAGGAACTGTACCTTCGCAACAGCACCGCACGCATCAAGGCTCAGGGACAGGCTCTCGAGTTCCGTCGCATCACTGGTGTCTCGAACGCCGGTGTCGGTGGTGTCGCTAACCTCTCGACGTTCTTCAACTCGACCTCGGCTTCCACGTCATTCGGTGGCGTGTCGCTGAACCGTCCTACGAAGATCACCTACGCTGCTGACAAGATTGTCAAGTCGTTCGTCGAGCAGGGTGTCTCGGACTCCGTGAGCCTCCAGGCCGAGTTCGCCGGTCAGGGCTACACCGACCTGCGCCAGTTGTCGCACACGGCCCTCATCTGGGCTCACTTCCTCGGCGAAGAGCGCAACATGCTGAACGCTGTCTCGACTGCCTTGAGCACCTCGGGCTTGACCTTCACCGCCTCGAACGACACCACTGGTACGGGTCTCCCTGCTACCTCGTCGTCGGCTGTCTACGTCACGCTCTCGTCGGCTTACGGTGAGACTGCTGGCGTGTCTGCTGGTACGGTCACCAACGCTACGGCTGGTCAGGGTGTCAAGGTTGCCATCTCCGGCACCGTGCCCTACAGCGCAGTCGCAGTGAACATCTACGTCGTCGTCTCCGGCACCACCTACAAGACCACCACGCCTCTGTTGTCGTCTGCT